TTAGAGGAGGAGAATAAGGATGGCTAAGAAGAAAGCAGCAAAGAAGGAAAAGGTTGTGGTTGATCAGTCTGAACAGAGTTTAGAGTTAGCTAAAAAAGCCATACAAAAGAAGTATGGTTCTGTAGTTTCTTCTTTAGAAGACCACGGCGACATGGTAATTCCCACTATCAGTACAGGCTGCTTGAGTTTAGACCTGGCCCTTGGTAATGGTGGTATGGGCCGCGGTAGAATATATGAAATATTCGGTCCCAATAGTGGTGGAAAATCTACTTTAGGAGTAAATGTAGTAATTCAAGCACAACGCCGCGGCTTGAATTGTTGTTATGTAGATGCTGAGCATGCAGTAGACCCCGCTTTGTTTAGATCTTATGGCGTAAACACAAAAGAACTTCAGTTGGTACAAGGCTATGACGGTGAAGAGAATCTTGACATTCTAGAGAAACTTATTAAGACTGGTGCTTTTGGTGTGGCTGTGGTAGACAGTATCACTGCTCTAATTCCGAGAGCAGAGGCGGAAGCTGATATTGATAAGGATCATATGGCACTGCTGGCACGTCTTATGAGTAAAGCTCTTCGTAAGATTACCCCGATCGCTAATCAGACAGGAACCCTTTTAATTTTTATCAACCAGTTGAGGAATAAGATTGGTGGTTATGGCAACCCAGAAACCACTACTGGCGGAGAAGCCCTCAATTTTTATGCCACTGGAAGAATTTCTGTTCGTGGGCCAGAAGCTAAAGCCCGCCGCCTTGTAGATTCTATAACTGGCGAAGTCTACGGGCATAAAACAGAATTTGAACTTGTTAAAAATAAGTTAGCGGCTCCGTTCAAGAAAGCGGAAGTGAAACTCATATACGGTAAAGGGTATGATGCTGAGTGGGAGATCCTCGATATGGCAACAAGTATTGGTGTAGTGGACAAATCCGGTGCTTGGTATAAGTATGGAGGTGAGAATTTTGCCCAAGGTGAGGAGAAGGCGGTTGCTTTTCTAAAAGACAAAGATAATATTGAGCTATACAAGAAGATTAGAGATCAAGTTATAGACAATATAGGATTGCGGGAGGTTTATGAGCGTCACGGCCACGAAGGTCCTATCTATTCTTAACGATTTGTTTCCTGCTAACCCACACAGACGTGTATTTGAGGAGCATTATGTTAGATATAAAGGACAAAAACTATTCTTTGACTTCTATATAAAAGAGCTCGAAGTATTTATAGAGGTTCAAGGGCGTCAGCACACAGAGTTTGTCAAGCACTTCCACGGCACAGCTGATTCTTTTCGGGCCCAGAAAGTTAGAGATAATCTTAAAATAGAGTATGTTCAAGAACAAGGCAAATGTCTTGTAAGAATATATGATACAGAAAAAATTACACCGGCGATGATTAGAAAGAAAATAGCAAAAGCTATGGAGGTTTGTTTTTATGAGTAAAAGAATATTAATCAACGTTCCGAATAATGAGCGAGAGGGGGGCCGTACACAGGACTCCATTAGGTATAAGAAAGATTGTCCTGATTTCGTGTGTTTAGATGACGGAACCGTTATGCGAGAATGTAAATACTGTAATTTGAGCCTCATGTGCCGTCAGATCGACGTTCTTCCTAATGGTGATGTCGTACCTATGGAAGCCCATTATCTTCCACTGGTGAGCCCTACAACCGGCGAGGTGGTGTCTCACGAGTTGTTTTGTACAGGCATGCATGATGAACGTCCTTTAAAAGAGCGTCTAGAAGACGACAAAGTATCATAGGGGGTTGACAAATGGATAAAGATGCTTTATCTTTTACTAAAGTGAAAATAAATAGCGATTTATTAGATGAGATATGGAACTTTGACCCCCGTACCCTGGACAACGTCCACGGGCACACTTTGAGCACATACGCAGTTGCGTTGTCTCAATATCTTATATACTTTACTTATCAAAAAAATAAATCACGAGCTGAAATACACAGGTTGACTAAGTTTATTGACAGGACAGTGTCTTTATCGCTGTCTTCAGATCCTAAATTGCTGAAGGCACACAAAACTAAGGCTGCGGCCCATGATTATCTAATTACCGACAGTCCAGAATTGATGGAGGCTGAGGCAAAACTTGATGAGCTTAAGATAGAGATGATTCAGGTTGATGGTATGGAGAAAAATATTTCAGAATTAATAGCCACTATTAAACGTGAGCTTACACGTAGAGAGAATGAATTATATGCAACGCGACAGGAGCGTAAGTAATGTCTGAACTTGAACAAACTCAAATGTTTTGTAGGCCCTCAGAAGAACGAGCTCTTCTTGCCTATGCCATGAAGGATATTAATTATTACTACTCCATTTTGTCTAAGCTCGATGCAAAAGACTTCCTTTATACCCAGCATCAACTTATGTTGACGCTGTTCACCTCCCTTGTTAACAAGGGAGCAGAGAAATTAGACGCCAACATTATTATTTCAGAGGCTCAAGCTACTGATACTCTCGAACTAATAGGGGGCTTTAAATATATACAGGCAATGGAAAGCATGAGGTTGTCTGACGAAAATTTTGAAGTATATTTAAAAGCTGTCTCTGAGGCAACTACAAAGTATAGGCTTCATGATATTTTATCGGGAACTGTTGATAAAATCGAAAAGAATGCTAAAGATGGGTTGGAATCCGCAGAACTTTTAAGTCAGGCGGAGGGTAGACTGTTTGACCTTTCTCTTGGAAGACTGAATATAGAGGAGCCCAGAAACTTTGCAGATGGTTTAGAAGACTACATAGAGGAAAGACGTGAAAATAAAGTTGATATTATTGGGTTGTCTACTGGCTATCCTATCTTGGATAAACAGATTGACGGTATGGTTCCTTCGACGTTACTAGTTATAGCGGCCCGAAAGAAGATGGGAAAGAGTGCTTTGTTAACAAACATAGCAACTCATGTAGCTGTTAGGCTAAGAAAGACTGTATTATATGTTGATACAGAGTTATCTTACGAGGAGTGGCGTCCGCGTGCGTTGTCTATATTAAGTGGCGTGCCGGAACGTGATATTAAACACGGTGGTTATGATCAGCGTTCTTACGAACGGCTTCAAAAAGCAATACAACTTGTTAACCGGGGCGGCAAACTATTCCATGAGTACATGCCAGGTTATTCTGTTGATAAGTTAGTCGCTTTGTATAAGAAATATAAGATAAAAGAGGATCTTGGCCTTATTGTGTTTGATTATCTGAAAGAGCCTGATAGTAGTTCTGTAGACAGGCAACGTAAAGAGCATCAAATTCTTGGAGACGTTACTACTAAACTAAAAGACTTAGCCGGTCAGCTTAAAATTCCTGCTCTTTCGGCTGTGCAGTTAAATAGAGATCACGACATAGCTGATAGTGATAGAATTGCTCGTTATGGGGATGTTATATGCCACTGGGGGACGAGGACGAAGGAAGAATTGGACGAGGGTGGTAACACCTGCGGTTCTCATAAATTATTTATTAAGGACTCTCGTCGTGGAGGCTCAACTTCTGATACAGGTATTGGATATAATTTCTTTAAAGAGATTATTACAGTGCGAGAAGTTACTCCAGACAAACAATACTTTACAAATTTTGATAAGGTGGTTAATGCAGACGCCGCAATTATAGACCCGGAGGCCCGTGAAGAGCTATTTTAAAAAACAAGATAAGTTAAAAGACTTAAAAGAAAAACTAGACCGATATAAAACTATGGTAGATGTTAGGTATTTATTGGATAGTTTAGGTTTTAAGATTCTTAAAGAAACGCCAAGAGAGATTCGTGGTATGTGTAAGATTCACGGCGGCGATAACACTACTGCCTTTAGATTCAATAAAGAAACACGTACTTGGGTTTGCTTTACACATCGTTGCCACGAGCTTCATGGAAACGATATTATAGGCCTTATAAAGGCGGTTACTAATAGAGATTTTATAGGGGCTGTGGACTGGTTAAAGTCCTTAGTAGGTGAGGATGTGGATGCTGACCAGTATATAAGCCACAAAAGAGAGCGAGAGATGAAGGAGTTTGTAAACTCTTATTCCTTGGGAAAGACTCCCAAGTCTGTCAATGAGCGTTCTTTGGTTGCCCACAAAGAATTTAGATCTGGGTTCTTCCTTAAAGAAGGTTTTAAACCTGAAACTCTGGATCATTTTGAGATCGCCGGCGGGTGGAAAGATCCCGAACAATTAACCAGAGATATAATCCCCATTAGAGACGACCGCGGTAAGTTA